CATTTCAATCTCTGCTTTTACGTCAATTTCGTACTTCTTGAGACGTAACTCATCGTCCTTATCATCTTTTTCGGCTTCAAACTCTTGCACCTGTTTAGTAAGCATCTCAATTTGCTGCTTGCCTTGCTCAATCATTGATTCGATTTCAGGCGGTAACTTTTGTTCCTCGTCATTTTCATCACGCTGTAATTGTGGTGGTAGCATGGTTTTTAGTCGTGATGCAATTTGCTCGGAGTCGGGGAAGTCCATTGATTTGACAATAACATCGCCTGCTATTTGCATAATTTGCGGATAAGCGCGCGCTAACTCAACCAAAGCATTAGCCGCTTCAATACGTTTAGTGGCATAGCTTGCGCCTTGTGTCACGACTAAATCATACTTGCCTACCGACAAATCCATGTTTTTAGGTTCGCCATTCTTCATTGTAACCTGATTGATTTTCTCTAATTTTTTCGCGCCATCTTCACCCATGACTGATACAACACGCGCGGCATCGTAAATCTTAGGTATCAGGTCAATAATAGCGCGGCCTGTGTATTTAATGGCTCTTGATACGTTATCAATAAAAGTAAAGTTAGCCGTGTCGCCCTTGCGTTGTTGTGCAAGAATAGCACGACCCGACTTCTCGTTATCTTGCTCACCCAAACTAGCAGAATAAATGCCTGTTGTTGACTTCATTTCGTCAACACACATCAAAGCCGCTTCTGTTGCACCTTTATCGACAATACCAGCGTTAACACGTTGCGGCATTGGTGCGCTAGGGTCAGTGTTAAACACTAAATAAGGCGTATTGCTTGTTAGACTTTCTTGCCACAACTGCTCTAAGCCCTCAATTTGTTTAGCGGTTACTAAAATAGGTGCTTTAGGTGCGAGTGCTTTTTGCTCTGTGTCAATCGTGCGCCAATAGTTGTACATCCGTTGAGGGTCTTTGGCGAAACGAACAAGGCCGCGCAATGTGCGCTTACCATCAACTAAATCTTCCTTACCATTAACACCCACAATCGGCAAATACTTACCTGCCCAATCAGATTCTTCTAAAATACCTGCACCGCTTAACATACATACTTTAATTTTAGTGATGGTCGTTTCGCGTTGATTAACAACATTAAAACCTTGAGGCGGCTTCTGTGTCGTAACTTGCGTGTTGCCATCAAAATCTTCAACCGCATAGAGTGTTGCTTTTTCGTCAACTTTACACCAATGTTCAGCTACCCAAATATTGTCTTTATCTGCTACCCAATCGCCTTTCATATCCTCAAAACTGTAATCAGCTTCTTCGGCCTTTGGCCAACGAGCTTTGTACTCTGTTTTGGTCATCTTAACGCGAACTGTCACATGTCGAGCATCGCTATAATCGGGTAACTGGCTGTTTTTATCAAAGTACACAGATAACGGGTCAGTAATACGCTCAATGCAGATAATTTGGTTAAAGCTGTCCTCGGCTTCGTAGTCTGTCTTAATGCGCCATGCACCAAAACCAAAAGTGGCGGTACACTCAATAGCAGAGTCATAGGCAAAATCAGCGTTAGACTCGTTTTGAATTGAGCGAATGAGGCCGTCATAAATTGCGGCTACGTCTGTGTCCCCATCTTCGCCTGCATGGACTTTGATAGACGGCTTGTTTTGACGCGCATCGCCTACAACTTGGTCAATAAACGCAGGCAATCGGTTCACTGTTTGAATAGGCCGCCCTGCCGACTCTCGACCTTTACGGATAAGCTCAGGCCATTGGTCACCTGCTGCAAAGCGTTGGTCATCGCGCATTAACTCACGCTCATCGTTTTTTGCTTCAATATCGCAGCTAATACGGTCAATTAGCGTTGTGTACAAATCTTGGTCTTTCATGTTGTCATCTCGACAATAAAATAGGGTTTAGTTGTTTCCATAATCAATGTTTTGATATTCTATAGGCCTATCATATCCGTATGTTTTAAAATCAAAAGGATAGTTTTCTCGTCTTTGTTGTTGACTTAAATCAGCCCTACGCTCAACAGTTCTCGACTCTACCTCACCAGCCGCTCGAAGATACGCCTCTACTGAGTCGCTATTCATTTTTTTTATATCGTCTATGCTTGATGTTCTAGCTATATCAGAAGCGTTACCTTTAGGATAACGGCCTAATTTATTAGTGAACACCTGTGATACATCACCAGCACTAACCCCACGAAGCATCATTTGAGCCATTATACTTGCATCATTTAATACATCAGCATCAATCAATCGGCCTTCAAAGTCTTTAGGGTTAGCACCCCTAGCAAATCCCTCTCTTTCTTGTATTGCGTGTTGCAATTCATGTAAATTCGTTCTTTTTAGCTCAGATAAATCAGGCACTCCACGTTTTGGAATACCCAACGAAATCATATCCGTCTTACCCATTTGACCGCCTCTATAAGCAGCACCATCGCCAACTTGTTTTACCGTCCAAATATCATTATATTCAGGATATGCAGCCGCTAAATTTTGATGGGGAAATATAGCTCCTTGTGTTTTTCCGTTTTTATTTCTTAATTCTTTTATTGCATCGTTTGTAAATTGCGCCTTACTGTCATCTATCTCAAACCGCCATTTGCCATCAGCACCGCGCCCCCATCCCGTTTCCTGCCAAACTTTTGCAGGTTCAACACCTTGAGCAAGCATTTCTTTAGCTTTAGCCAAAGCCTGTCTATCAGCAGTTAGCGCGTTAATACCTGCAAATACACCGCGCTGATTGCGAAACCCCGTATTTAATGTTCTAGGTGCATTAGCATTGGCAACCATTCGCGATTGCATTGCGCCTAAACTGTTACTAATTTGTCGCCCTGCTTGTAAAGACGGCTTTGCACCCATCGCCACACCTAAAGCTGTCGGAGTAGTCTTTAACAATGCACCAAGCGTAGGACTGTAACGCCCTGCAATATCAACGCCTCGTTGCCATGTGTCAATTACTGGCATTGCAGGCTTTACCATTGCGCCTAATGTACGCGCTGCACCTTGCTGATACATTTGCCCTGCTTGAGTTCGTGGCTGATAAGTCATACCTTCGCGTATTGCTTGCGCCCCATGCACAGGGTCAAACATAGCCGCATAACCAGCAACAGGTTCAGCAATCGCAGCACTACCCAAACTTGCGACATTTTCGCCTAAGCCGTAAGCATTGCGCCCCATATCAATTAAAAATTCGCGTAAACTGCCCATAATCTACCCCATCCAACCATGTGTGCCAATGTGTTTTGGCTTGTAAGGCTTTGGTGCTACTGATTCTTTAAACGCTACGGCCATATATCTGAACGCATCGCAGCCATGACTTGACCAATCGTGTGCTGGTGTGTTTTTGCGATTGCCGTTTTTGTCTTGCTCGTAATGATAATACTCTAATGCTTTTATGCCGTCTTTGCACTTATTTTCATCTATCCACACATTAGACATAGCCATACGCACCGCGTTAATGCCGTTATCAATGCCGATTTGTGGTGTAATCTCAACTTTTAAGCCGTAACCCTCTACAATCTCGCGCATGGTTTTACCAGTTGCTAGGTTAGCATGATTGCCGTCATGGGGTAGATAATGCCGCTCATAAACATAATTCTTAGCTTGTATTTGTCTTACATAGTAATCAATCGCTTGCCTGTTATTCTCTAAATAATCAATAACGCGATATTGACCTGCAACCATTTGCACAAACCATATCGCGGTAGAGTCACCAAATCCCAAATCCCAAAACGTATAAACAGGCTTAGATGGTTCGTAAGGTACGTTAGCAATGCGGCCATCTTCTCGCATCTTACGCATTTCATCTTTATAAACCGCACCGTCTAAAATCTTGAGGCAGTGACCCTCCCACACCCACAAATATTTGTCCATGTCCCTTAGTTTTAAGTCGTCCTTTTCGTCTAGCAATTCTTGACTAATGTATTTGTTATCAGTCCAATTCATTTTAACGACAGCACTATTTTTTGGTGGCTGCGAAACAAAGCGTTGATATGTTTCGTCATCTTCAAAGCGTGGGTTAAAACTAATCCATATCTCAGAGCCGTCTTTTCTGATTGTTGGTATAAGCACATCCCATGAGTTTGAGCTTATCGACTCGGCTTCTTCTGCCCAGCAAACATCAACACCCTCCATAGATTTAATCTTAGTAACATTGTGCTTAATGCCCTCGAAGATAAATTCACTTTTGTTTATTTTGCTAAAGATGGTTGTATTTTGGATTTCGTAGAATTGTTGTAAGCCTAGAGCTTCGATTTGTTGTGACAGTAGCTTGTGGACTGACTCAGCTATTGAGTTTTGAACTTCACGAACACACAGAACGCGTAAAGTTTTTTGAGTACCGACAATGAGCAAAGCCCTAGCCATTGCCCATGATTTACCCGACCCCCTGCCTCCATACAAAACTTTATAGCGGCATGGCTTAAATAAAAATTTGGTTTTAGCAGGGAATTTAGCATCAATCATCAAAACTCACTTTTATTTCAACAGCGTGTTGAATCGGTTGCCCGTCTTTGCCTGTGTGTTCATTTTTATCAACAACTAAGCCGAGCAATTTAGCCTTGCCCATCGTTGCAGCAACACTTGCGCTAGACTGTACAACCATTGCTGACAATGCAGCTTGACGTGCTTCTTCAAGCTCTGCAACGAGGTCATCAATAGTCAATTCATGGCGTTTAACGTGGCCTTTTTTTAATTCTTCTATCCGTAGGGACACAATAGGGTTATCCATTAATCGACTACCTTCTACCCATATTGCCTCATTGCTCATATTCTCAGCATTATACGCTTGACGATAAGCCTCACTAGCATTACCAGTTTCTACATAAACCATGCAAAACTTTTCTTGCTTAATCGTCAATGCCATAAATCAAACCTCAGTACCAATAGTAATATTTAAACTCGTTGACCCTGCCGCTGTGATAAAG